TTACAGACACAATCCTCAAGGTAATAATCATTCCCGTACTGATAGGCTACTGGCATAAACTCAAAGTCCTTGCCCTTATCCTTAGTATCACAAATGGCAATGATAGCATCGGGTTCATTCTCTGGCAGTTCAAAGTACCGTCTTAACTCTACCTCAGCATAGAGTTGTCCCTCACGCTCAATCGGTCTATTACGATATAGTGCGGAAAACGTAGCCTCATCCATATCTTGTTCAAGTCTTTGTAACGCTTCTGTGGTATAGCCAAGGTTGTACGGATAATCAAAGTTAGAATTGCCGTCAGCATCGTAGCAATCTACCTCGATAAACTCAGCCCTGTCATCTTCCCCATATCGGTCATACAAACGCCCTATAATGTCTCTGACCGACCAACGTGTAGCGATATGCAATTCCTTGCATCGTCCTATCTTACGCTGTAAGAGGTCGCCTGTATACGTTCCCCACAGTGATTGTAGCCTGTCCTCGGATAACGCAACATCCATACCGCTAATCAGGTCATCACAGTAGAGTAGCGACTGAGCGCGGACACGACCAGCATTACCCGCACCAATCGTTGAAAAAGAAAACGTGCCAAAACGCTTTTCGGTTTGCAAATCTATTAAATAGTTCTTAGCGTCTGTGTTTACCACAGGGGTTGTAGGGAATACCTTAAGGAAACGATATTCGCTGTCTTTGCCTACGATCTTGAGTATCTGTTCATACGCACCTTTGATAAACGCAGCATTATGCGATACCGTCAGCATAGACTTGTCAGGGACTTTGCCTCCCCACCACGTCAGGAAGAAGAAAGCAAGTGTAGACTTACCGATACCTGGGGGGAGAGATATACACAGCAAGTCTAATTCATCATCGTATAGTCTCTGTAACTGTATTGCCAATGGCTTAAGTTGCCTACGTCTCGGTGCGTAGAACTTCTGCTCGGGCACACGATCCCACTCAAGGTATAGACAATAACTGTCAAAGTCATACGGTGCTAAGGTGTAAAGCAACTCTTCGTGTGCCTTAAAGAAGTCTCGCATCAACTCTACGTCACAAAGACGGGGAACAAGCCTATCCAAATAGTCAGACAGCCACCGCCCGTGAGCAATCGCTGTCTTAACTGATTTTTCGTTCTTTGTGCCCTCACGGATCATTGCTATGTAGTCATAACACGTCCGTATGTCTCTGTTAGCCTTGAATGAGGTCTTGATAGCATTAAGTATCTCAGGAATGTTCATTCTTCGTCCTCCGTCAGTTTGAATTTGGTACGATACTTTCCCTTTTCTCTGATAACGCACTCATACCCCATAGCATCAAGAGTCCTGAGGAACGGCTTAACCTTGTAGTCCTGATCTCGGTAGAACTTAACGGCTACACTTGCCCTGGACTTGTAGCCCATTCGGTTAGCCAACTCCGCATTACTTATCTTCTTTTTCTTCATCAACTTTTTGATTACTTGCGCTGCTGTCATTGATAGCCTCCGTACTTATTAGTTTGCCTGTACCGATATTCCGTAAGCATTGCAACTCCATGTAATGTAACTCTTCTTCCGTGCCCTCATATCGGGTAGTAACGACTATTGCGCCTGAAAGGTCTTTCTTGTAGGTAGTTGTTATCTTCATGCTTTATTCCTCATATCACGCCCACAGTACGGGCAGTAGTTGTATGGCGATATCTTATACTCTCTGAGACAGCGGTTGCATTGCATCATGTCTCCCCTGTATATCCATTCGCCATGATCTATCGGCTTGCCACCTGTAAGAAGATAATCAGCGGATACCCCAAGGTAGTTAGATAGCGTGAAAAGCACCTGTGCTGACGGTACGTTCTTACCGTGACTGTAATTGCTTATCTGTGCGCCTGTAAGCCCTGTGTCCTTAACGATAGCCTTAATGGTCACATTCTTACCGTCTATCGTCTTTCTTAGCATTTCAGGCAACTTATATTCCCTCATTGCCTCTATCCTCCTCATATAAGTCTGCCCAAGAGCGACTACACTTTCTACATATCTTGCTTATAATCTCACCACCTCGGTATTTGCAGGTCACACACTTGAACTCGCCTGTCGGGTTGTCATCAAGAGCCTTGACAGCAAGGTCAAGAGCCTCGGTGGTTTCTTTTCCTTCCTTTTCATTACATGTCCCGTCTTGTAGCAAATGTTCCCAATGATGAAGATGACGTTTCAAAACATCTTTTGCCTCAGATTTATTCATTCTCTACCTCCTGTTCTAATACAGCTTTTACTGCTGTCAATAACATATCCATTTTTCGTGCTGCGTCTGCAACACTTTTACGCCCTTTCAAATATTCTGTGAAGTCGTTGTAGCATTTGGTATAGCCGTCCACATATGCTTTGATCTCGCCCTCAGTTCGTCTATTCATTCTCTGCCTCCTCTATCAAATTCTTCGAGCAATTCTTCTAAATCAGAATGAACAGCCCCTAACGCCTGCAGGAATTCAGAGTCGCCATGATTCTGGATAATTACTTCTCGACTCGATTCGACAGCGGACATCTTCGACTTGTCGCCATAGAGATGATCATACAAGGAATAGAATGTCGCCAGCTTCTCTGCATTCTGATATGTTGCTGGACTCATTTCCAGCTCATCTATCGCATCAAGAAACTCATTCTTAGAGAACATCTCAATCCTGCTCCATCCTTCTGATGATCTTCTGGAGAGCTCTTCTCTCATCCTCGGATGATACTTCGCCCATCATGTCTCGAAGCATCTCGACCTTCTCCTCTTTACCATCGGCATATGAATAGCCTCTGCGAGAATATCTGCCACCTCTGCCTCTGGCATTAGAATATCCGCCCTCTCTGGAATACCTGCCCATGCTGTCTCTGCGAGCATTGCTTCCTCTGCCTCTGGCATATGAGTATTCGCTCATATCCATATCGGAATCGGCATAAGAATTGCCATCCTCGGCATACTCATCATACATAATGATCTTGCAAGTGTTCTTGATGGAATTGAGAAGTTTGTCGACTGTCTCCAGCGAGCCTGCTGTCAGCTCGCCTTTGTTGGCGATCTTCTTGACCTCTTCCGTGAGCATTTCCTTCAATTCATATAAACGCTCTAAGAGCGGATATTAGCGCCTCCGACTTAAACCTCCTCGATTGATATTTGATTAAGCGGAGCTTTTCTTTTCCGCCTCGGTTTATATGTTTTATCCAAGTCGTAAGCGCTCGCCGATAAAAACTCAAAATCTTTACAATGATTAACGCTTTTTGTCGTACTCTCTTTAAGCTCCTTATCGTGAGCATCGCAATAGATACCGTTACCGGTTAAAAGAAAAGCGCAATACTCGCAATATTGCCTCATAATTAAACCTCCTTTTTCTTAGGCTCCGTAATCTTGACATATCCGGAGCAGCCTTTTTTGATGATCTGTACTCTCTCCATATATCCGCCGTCGCTCTTATCCTTAAATAGCAAGGAATTCTGTGCTGTCTGCGAAGCTGCCAGATTTGCCCGTGTCCCCGCTTCGTCATTGTCCATAGCTATAATAAGGGGCTGGCTCGGCTTCTGGCTCTCCAGCCTGTCAGCGATTTCCTTTGCTTGTTTGTTTTTATCCTGCAGATTCATTCTCTATCCCTCCCAGCAATCCTTGCGAGCAATTCTTCTGTACTGAACTTCTTTATAGCAGTATTCGTAATGCTAACCGATGCCGCATCTACTGCTCGCTGGGCAAGACTCTCCTTGTCCTCGTTGATCGCTTCTCTGATCGCATTCTTCACCAGCTTGCGATACATGCTATAATCGCTACTGTATTCGCTTAGAACAGACTCTGCGATCGTCTCGGTTATGATCCTCTTAACCTCTGCCTCAATCTCCTTGTCCGGAATCTCAATCGTCATCTTCATTTTCTCACCTCATTTAATCGTCATTTCGTGAATGTAACCTATCTGTGTTGCTCCATTGCTTTAATCGGTGGTCTGCTCATCCTCTGTCTCCTTCCAGCTGTCGTGCGAAACATAGCACTTGATTATCGGTACGTAATATCCTTGCCATTGACCTATTCCTCTCTGCCTCAAATCTGCCCATAAGGATAGAATCTCGCCTGTCTTAAACTGCTCGATATATTCTCTTTTATTCTTTGCTGTGTCGAATAAAATCTTTCCATCTTTGGCATCTAAAGCTACCAATTCACATTTAAGCACTTTATCGTCTGTAAATAATCCTCTTACTTTCTTGTCCAATAAATCACGAATTGTCATTTTTCTGTAACCTCCTGCATTAACCAGTTATACCAAAACTCTACCTCTTCGATATTGCCGTTATATCCTGCGACCGCCGCCAACTCTCTTGCTAATTCCCTTGTACTCATAGCCTTGAGCCTGTCCTCGTTGGTCTGCTTTCTCTTGCGTCTCCTTCTCGGTGGAAGTGCATCTGAAACAAAATCACTCATTCCTCTTGTCCTCCTGTCTGCTCTTGTAATTTATCTCGTCAAAGTCGTTGTAGTCGAAATAGGTCTTTCCGTCCATTTCTATAACGCCTAAATGGTAATCGTATGCACATCTGCGACAAATGTACTGGAACTTCATCCTGCCCTTGTTCTTGCCCTTCATAATGCGAAATGAGGCTATGTATGGAAATTTCCTCTTGAGTAGTGTTCCGCTCTTTGAGTAGACATTGCTCGGTGATCCTCCGCAACAGTAACACCTCTTCCACATATCCCACTGCTCAACATCCTTCTCGTAGTTGTGCATTATGCCGCCGTATCTAAAAGGCTTCTCGAATATGCCGTTCTCACCCTTCATTTCTCTGCCTCCTTTCATACCCTTTGAAAGAAATGTTCGTAAATTTTGAAAAACGAACAAATCCAAACTGATATAAAAACATATATGCCTAAGACTAAAATAGCAAAACTCATTCTTCTTCTACCTCCATTCTTGCTCCGCACTTCGGGCAGTATTCCGACTTGTTCCTTGATATTCTCTTGCAATGCGTACAAGTGTAATTTCTGCCTCTTGACGATGTTTTGTTCATTATCCACTCGCCTGTTGGTCTCTTAAAATTGCATGGATTACCACATGGATTAGGTAATGTCGGAGCATTGTCGATAATTGCTAATATACTTTCGCAACAATCCCATTGTGCAATATCATATTCACGATTTCGATTCCATTGTACCTGATATTGTTCTATTGCCTTTTCTAAGGCATTCGCATCTATCAATCTAACTTCACTCATTGTCTGCCTCCTTATAGGGCTTAGGGCAAGGCATCCATGCGTAAACGCTGTCCACAGCCACGTCATAGAACCTGTAACCGTACTTTTCGCTATGCATACAGGTCGTCTTAAGGACTCCTGATCTTGCCTTGCCGTCAGCCCTGTACACCTTATAGGAAACAAGCACTTCCTGACCTTCCTTTGGCATAGGGCATTCAAACTCCTTTCGAGAACCTACCCACTTACCGCTAATAGGTGTCCACTTGCTCATAACATCACCTCCCGAACTTAGTAAGCGCATTCCAATTATCGGCTGCCTGTAAAGCGGACATTCCGCAGGACGTGCTGATATTGCAACGGTCACAGGCAAAATAACTCTTCTGATTGTCTACCATATACTGTCTTACCATATCGCCCTTACCGCATACAGGGCAGTTCTTAACCTTAATTTTCCTCATTCTCGTTTAACCTCCTTAAAATCTCTTCCAGGTCCGAAGCATCTACTGTCATACTTCCTACTTCCTCAGGCTCTATCATAGGATCATTGATAGCCATGTATGCCGATGTCTCTAACATTTGTGTTGCCATATCTTCATCTACTCCGAAGTTGTCTATTGCAGCTGACTTGACAGCGTTGATAACAAACATCATATCGGTAAGCAAGGCGTGAATATCATCCTCTAACACTACCTGTCCATTCTCAGACTTAATCATACTTACCTCCCGTAATACTGTCTGCATTCTTCTTCGAGTTCCATACGTCTTTTGCGCTTAGTTCCCTGTAATGACGGTTCGGTTTCCTGAACCTTACGCCTTGCCCTTGTAACGCTCTCATAAGAGGGAAGATTGTACTCATTATGCTTGTACATAACGTCATAGAACAGTTCCTTAGCATCAAGCCCTACCGTCTTATGTACGAAGATAGCGTACAGCTTCATGTCATCGTCCCTTGTCTCAGGGCGTGCCTCAAGGATTGCCTTTACCTTGTCGCAATAGTCTTTCATACTTTATCCTCCTGTTTATCCTAAACTGAAATAGTTATCACCTACACACGCATAAGGCTCAAATCCTGGCATAAAACCTACACAGTTGAAATACATAACGTATGGCGCATCGCCTGTGGCTAATCGCCTATGTGCTTCAAGAATAGCCCAGTCCGATCTATTAGTACGCCCTACCGACCAACAAGCACCTGTTTCAACTACCGTGAACTGACCGTACTGATTGAGTACACCTGTGATAGTATCGGGGAAAGAAGAACTCCCCTGTCGGTTATAGATAGTAAGAGCAATGAGAACCCTGTTTTCCATACTCTCTTCATCATAGCCCCTGTCTGACTCAGCCTCTACGACCGAAGAAAAGAAGATGAACTCTTCCTCAGACATTCCGACCGTCCTTGCCTTAAGTTCTACGGAAGCCTCGTAACGCTGATATTCCGACATAGAGTTCCAAATGCGGTCATTATTCCAATCTTGTGCTACCTCAGCCCCTAACAGGGACACGGATAACAGGACAGTAGCCAAAGCCTTAATCATGTTTCATCCTCCCAATCAATTAACTGATTGATAATCTCCCTGTAAGCATCCACAAGTCCTTTGTTATATGCTGAAATAACGTCATAACCTCCCTCGGTATTGAGATTGATCCTATTATGCGCATCAACCTTTCGGCGTCGGTAATTATTGTCTGCATGTTTGATAGCTGCTTGCAAAGCGTCGTATCTTTTAGCTTTTTCTGAATTAGTCATTCTCTGCCTCCTTCTTTATAACTCAGTCCCATCTTTCGACCCCTTTAATAGTTACCCCACAGTTAGGACAAAAGTTATGTTCAAAATAATCCCTATCGTAGTAGTCACATTTTGAACAGTAAAATCCCTGTGTCCCTTCTATCCACTCGCCTGTCGGTCGTTCTTGTTCTTCGAGAGCCTTGATAGCAAGGTCAAGAGCCTTAGTCATTGTAGCGTCAAACTTAAATACACCTTTATTTCTAACAATTTCGTTTTGAGCCTCTTCGTTAGTCATCCTCGTAGTCCTCCTCTTCTTCGTACTCTGTCTCCTCAAAGTTGGTACTGCCACAATGAGGGCATACCAACCAATACTCTTCCCCCCACTCTACTTCGGGGTGTCTCTCAATGTGCGTTGCGGGATCGTCAAACTCTTCCCCACAGTCATTGCATCTATACATATAGTCTGGCATTTACTTATCCTCCTGTTCATACGGAAGAGACGTATCCAACCAGGGCATAGTCTCTCCATTCTTCCTGATCTTAGCCTCAGCGACAGCCAACTTAGCCTGCAGCTCATTATTCAAGTTAATAAGCCTCAGATTGTCTCGGCAGATAGCATCAAAGTCCCTGTTATCGTCTACTGTCGGGGAACTCTGTAACGTGTCGGGCTGAGTGTTCACTATCATCCCAAACATAACCCCCACAATAACCCCAAGTAGCACTCCTGTAATCAACAACTCCATTGTTCTTCTTTCCTTTCTTCTTACCGAATGTATAGCCCTCTCGGACATACAGTTTGTATTCCTCGTAATGCTCCTGTATGTACTCACTTGCATCACGCCTTGTCCTACCCTCAAAGGGTATCTTGAGCCGTCTCTCCATAGAACGGATCAATTCTTTCTGCTTATCTGTGGATAATAACGGCTTTGCCATGCTTGCTACCTCCTTTCATACAGCTTTGCCTTGTAGTAAAAACTTGACGTAGGCATTTTGCATTCTTTAGCCGCCTGTATCCCTGTCAGAACACCAGTACGCCACTTGTTATATGCCTCAGGGAAATTGCCAGGGAGATTATCAGTAGGTCTGCCAAACTTAACGCCTCTTTGCCTTGCTGCCCTTATCCCCTCAGCCTGACGTTGCTTAATATTGTGTCTCTCGGTCTCAGCTACAAAGGATAATACCTGTAATACAATGTCGCTTACAAAGGTTCCTATCAAGTCTTTACCTCGCCTTGTATCAAGTAAAGGCATATCTAAGACGCAAATATCAACACCTTTGTCCTTTGTCAGATAACGCCACTGATCCTGTATTTCCTGATAGTCCCTGCCAAGGCGGTCTATGCTCTTTACATACAAAAGATCATCCTTTTTCAAAGCCTTGTACAGCCTCAAATATTCAGGGCGGTTAAAGTCCTTGCCCGATTGCTTATCAACAAATACATTCTTTTCAGGAACGCCAGCTTCAGCCATTGCAATAAGTTGCCTATCTTCGTTCTGATCTTTGCTACTTACTCTGACATAGCCGTAAATCACTGCTTGCTACCTCCTTTCTTGCATCTGTACTGATATTAACATTGACAAACTGTTATGTCAACATTTGTTTATGCCTTTTTACCTTTTTCGGGAAATTTGTAACGGTGGTGTAACAAAAAACCGCCTATGGATGGGATAAGACCACAGGCGGCAGTTCATTGGAGGACACCCAAGTATGAAAAACGAAGAACGGGTGTATACCAGGATAATATCACTTGACTGAGATCCTTGCAATAGGAAAGCCCCTGCGGATCGGACAGGGGCAATGTCTGAAAGGCGCTGTTATTCAGTTCTATGAATTCAGCAACCTGATCTTACCACATATCCAGGCATAAGAAAAGCCCTGAGGGGGAAAAGGATCAGAATGTCTCAGGGCTATGGGTACTTCAATCGGTAGTAGGGAATATACGAAGCCGAATGAGTATTTCACAAGGATAATAACACTATTTTCGGCAAAAGAAAAGCCCTGAGAAGATCTCAGGACTGATCTTGACAATTGAATATCAGGTAACAGGATAATAACACGGCTAAAAAAGTTTTGCAAGTAGGCAATTCTCTATTGTATGTATCCGATCTATTTGGTACAATCAAGGTACAACTGAATATCAGGTATGGCAATAAATAACTTAATGTTATTCCGTTTCACCTAAAGACCATATCGGGGTGCTTGTTACTGACAGAAAGCATCCGTACCAAATAAAACGAGAGTATTGCACAGCTTAGACAGCGACGGAAAATGTGCACGGTGCATCTGACGTAGAGATAAAGTCAGTCATCAGTCAACTGCAGGGATCAGAATGTCTGCGTAATCCCGTGTACGATCACACTTATCGAAGAGGTCGGTGAAGGGGAAAATTAACAGGTATGGGTGGAGCGGTACGACCAATACAAGTATTCCAACACAATCGAATATAAACGTACTGTAAAAAATGGACAGTTCTCCGATGATCTTACTTCGGGGCTGTCCTCCTTAAGGCACAACTCAGGTTATGGGCTTTTGCCGTGCGTAGGGACTGAGGCTACGCTATACGACATTACCTTATCTCGGTGCTGATACGACCGATGTCTGACGGGTAGACAACAGCAATCATCTTCGTGATTGCAGACGTCTGACGGGTACAACCGACAGCAATCATCTTATCAACTACCAATTCCTTCTAAAATCTCCTAAAATTCACAATTTATTAACCGAATTTCACAGGTTTTTCAAGGAATTTGCTCTCTGTCGAAAGACATAGGGCAAGTAGTTGGAACGTGCGCACTAAGGGGGTTTCTAACCTAAAGAGTTCGGCTTCGCACATTCCCTACTTCCGATACGTTCACTCCCTCAATCTTCTGGGTAGCCGACGGCTGTCCGTATACTTAAGGTCCCCGTTCACCCGATCACCCTTAGAGACAATATCCCTGAATTACTACTACATACCCTTATAAACAATGGAAGCACAACGAACGTCAGGTGAACAGGCGTTCTTCCCTACGGCTACTCGATCTCTTCCCCCTGTTTGCCTAACGTGAGTGTCGCTGAGTACCAAGCGGTAGCGCGGTCAGTA